CATTTGTTCCTAGCCAACTTGTTCCATCCGCTGAAGTTGTTATTGACGTAGGTCTATAAAAATAATGCAACTCTACTGTATAGTTTGCATCTGGTGTTGGAGCTAATAAAAATGTTGTAGAATCCCAATCGGCATAGTATTGAGGTGTTCCTGTCGTAGCTGGATTGGGCGTGAAGTCCTGTAAAAAAGTCACATGCTTATAGAGTAAAAACTCATTTTCTGAATTATTTACAACACTTAATGAAAAGGGTGCTAAGAAATCATCTGGTTTAGTTAAATATTTTGATGATTGTGTGGCCGTTCCTGAAACATTCCTACGAAAGTCATCTAACTCAACTTCTTTTAAGATTCTTTCCTCAGCATTTAAAATAAATCTAGAAAGATTATTAACAAAAGTTGTTTCTGTGTTCTCGCAGAAATCTTGAATAGCAGTTTTTAAAGTTGTAAATGTATACGCCATATCATGCACTCACTGTTACAGGACCTACAGAAGAAAATCCACCGCCACCTTTTATATTTCCTGTTGTGGCAGTTCCGCTTCCAGAAGTAAAAGTATAACTGTTATCATCTACCTTAGTAATAGAGAAGCCAGAAGAATTTTCTAAAGCAGATTCTGTAAAGCCATCGAAAGCCTCTACTTTCCTAAATCTCACTGTATCTCCTGTTACTCTACCATGATTTATTTCTGTAACGGTAATAATTGCAGAACCACTAGATCCAGATTTAAACGAATTAAACGGTAACAAAACTTCAACAGCGGGTTCTGTTCGAGCTGGTCTGCTTAATTTTAAAGCTTGAGGATCTGCTAAAACTTTTCGAGGCTCCAATTGTGGTTGTTTAGCTTCATACTCATCTTTACCAACTAAACTACCATTCCACTCTAAAATCATGTTGTTTAACTTGTATGCTCTGCCAGATCTATCTGATATTCCTAAAGCATATTTTCCAGAAGCATATCTAGGCATTTTAAATACTCAGCGAAGAATAACTAGGAACCAATCGCAAAGCGGTTCTTTCTCCGTCCTCTGAAGCAGCCCTTTGAAATTCTTCTTCGTAAATATCTTTTAAAAGACCTATCCTTTGAGGTGCTTTTTTAACAGATATATAATACGCTAACCCAGCTACTAAACAGGGCAAAAATCTAAAAGGTAAATCAGCGGTGTTAACACCAGCATCTGCATCCTGAATGCGTCTAATTCTGTAATAGATTAATTGATCTGTTGAGTTTTCAGGAGTAGGCCAAAGAGTAACAGTAGGTGTTATTTGTCGATCTACATAAAATTGAGAAGGTCTAGCCTGAGTTGTTTTTTCAGGAGTGCTAAGATAATCTCCTCTATTTATTCTAGTTATAGATATATCTGTACCACTTCTCCTAATGACAGCTTCAAGCATGTCTACCGTAGCTTGAACATCTGATAAACTAGGGTTTGCACTAATTGTAGTAGTCGTAGAACTACTAGAACCTGTTATGTTTTCCCCTGCTGTAAAATTTCCAGAAGGTACAGTTATTCTAATTGTCGTAGAACTAGGCTTATCAATAACAGATGCTGTAACACCACTAGTAGCTCCTGTAATAGTCTCGCCCACACTTAAATTAGTTGAAGCTCCTACAGTAGCTGTTATGTATCCAATTGGATAAGTATCAATAGAGGAAGAGGAAGATAATCGAGCTAAAGGTTGAGTAACCTGTTCCACCGTCCACAAATTAAGACCTCTATTTGCCCACTCTGCAAATAAAAGATTTAAAGATCTTCTAGAGGTGGCGGCATCATAGCCTGTTCTAAACTCTAGGCCACACCTTTCAAAAGCCTCTTCTGTAACTTCGGCCATGTCTAGGTTAAAATCTACCGAACCAGAAGTTGCCATAATTAAATCCTATCCAAAAAGAGCCAAACGAATACCAATAGCAAGCTGTCCCAATATTAAAATACCTACCCCCCAGAGAATTTTAGTAATTAAATCCAATGACTTTTGAAGATGAAATAAGTCATTAGATTTTATAGTTTCTATCCTCTCAGAAAGAACTTTTAATTCCCCTTGTATCTTGACGAGTTCTAACTCGTTTTTTCTGTCAAGATTTTTAGCCATTTTTTTAATATTGTTTCAAACAGTGAAGGACTATTGAATAGGTATCTCCACTGCTGTGTCCTACGGTAGTTAATTGGATGTCTCCTGTATTACCGCCTGATGCTGCAACATTTGGAAGACCACTCATATCAGAATATTCTAATGTATCAGAGTAATCTGCCGGAAGTTCTGCTGCAATAACATCTGTAGTAGCATCCCAGAGAAGTTTTACACCCATACCAACATTGGTAAAAACAATTTTTTTAATTCTAACACCTGTGCAAGCTGTTCCGTCTTGCAAAGAAGAAAGTTCCGAAACATCCACTTTTGTTACAGCAGACTCTCCTGTTCCATCACTAGTGTTTGTAAGATAAAAAATAGCCTTTTTAGGACCATCTTCAACTGTAGTAGCCGTTACAGCATCAGCCATTGTTATCTCCTTTTAAAAGAAGGGGGATGAATCTCCCCGCTTCAATTTATGCAACTTGTACGTATTCAATGATAAACGTAAAAGAACCTTGTGTTGTAGCATCTACCGTGTTTGTAATATTACAAAAGATAGTTCTTTCCGCTGATGTGTACTGAACAGAAGCAGGTGCAGTAGTTGCATCCTGTGTCTGTAAAACAAGATCCGTAGTTGTCACGTTACCTATTACAACTGTGGTTCCACCATCTAATATTTCATCTGTCTGTGCCGCAACAATCTGAGCACCAGAACTAGAGGTTCCAACTTCGTAGCCAATATCACCAGTTCCAATAACAGGAGCTGTAACACAGAATATTTTAATGTCAGTAATAATAGTATTTGCAGGTTGAGTGAACTCACCAATGTTATCGCTATCACCAGCCGTGGTGTTAACGGTAACACCAGTAGCAAAGCCAACATGTTTTACAAATTTATTAGTTACTATTCCTGTTGATGCAACATCAAAAGTGTTTGTAGCGGCCCCTGTTGTAGCATTAACGTTAATTACTTCAAATCCGTTTTCAGAGCGAACGGGACCTGTGAAAGTTGTATTTGTCATATTACTTCCTCCTTACGAGAGTAACCCTAGAGTCTTCGTAAGCGTCTGCTGGGACAGTCGCTAGGGCTTTTATTCCCAGAAAATAGGGGGAGAGATAACTCTCCCCCATTGCTTTATGCGCCTTTAGATCCATACACACAACGAGGATCAGAGAAACCGAAGCTATAACGCTCACGGGCTTTGAACCTTACGTTGCCAGTATCGAAATCGCCTTCCATCTTTGTGGACATAGGCATACGCTCAAAATGAACGAAGCCACGAGGAGCATCCGTCTTAATGAAGAACGCATCTGTGTCCGTCAAATAATGGTTAACAACATAACCCTGCGGAAGCATACCCATGTTACGTATTGCATTAACATCGTTGTCCGCAGAACCTGGACGAAGAGTGGACTCAAGAAGACGATCCGCAACAAATTGAAGACTTGGTGGGACAATCAGTTTTAATCCACGAACCGATACTTTAAGACCACGCTCATCAACAAAAGCTGAAATGTCAATAAGAGCATTCTCAAGACTGGTTTCGTTTAGGTCAGCATCAGTGCTGGGTTCATTACGAAGCGTACCGTTATTTACAAGTGGATGGTCTGTAGCACAAAGCTCTTTTCCATCACCTCCTGTAAAGTTGCTATCAAAAGCATTGTTTAGTACTGCAGCAGCTTTCACTTGTTTAGTGTTAGACATGCTACGAGCCAAAGCTTTTGTGTAGCGAGAAGCAAGACGGTCATAAAGATTATCTTCAATTGCTTCCTCTGTAATAGAAAAGGCAAGTGATATAGTCTCATGCGTATACCGTGCTGTGTACGCTTCTTGTGCATCATCAAAAGAAACTGCGGAACCTTCCTGTTTAACGG